TCAGAACGCTGTGCTGTTCGCGCCGATCGCGGACGGCGACGCCGGCTTCGGAGCTGACGGATCCGTTGTCGAGCTTGACTTTGACACGATCGATAGTGCACCGTTCGAGCTGTGGGTCGGCGGCTGACTTGGAGCAGGTAGTGTGCGTGACGGATTGCGATCGCGACACCTTCGACGCCGAAAAGGACGAGGACGGAATTTTCGGTGTTGTAGGCTTGGCGTCGGCGGAGGCGGAAGCGGCGGCAGAGGTCGTCGGTTTGGCGGCGACGGCGACAGAAGCGGGCGTCGGTTTGGCAACGCTTGCGACTGCAGAAGGCGTCGGTTTGGTGGCGGAAGCGACGGCGGCGGAAGGCGTCGGTTTGGCGACGGAAGCGGTCGTCGGCTTGGCGGCGGAGGAAGCGGTCGTCGGTTTGGCGCCGGCGGCAGAAGGCGTGGAGGGTTTGAAGACTTCAGGCGCGCGGTCGTCGTTCTGCAGCAGTTTCGGTTGCGCGGTTCTGGTAAGAGGCACGACGACGCTTACGCCGCCCGCGCTGGCGGAGACGGCGACGTCGGCTCCGAGCGCGACGGCGCCGCCACAGGCAGCTCCGACGCCGCCGCCGGCAAACCCAATCAGACGATCGGCGGTGGGGTTCTCGGACGGCGGCGTGCGCTTGTCGTTGTGGTGCGCGAGCGCGACGGTGGATCCGGTAACGACCGCGGAGGCTGCAATCAGCGACGCGCCGCCGGTCACGGGCGCCAGAATCGCGCCGACCAGCCAGCCTCCAATCCACGCGCCCTGCGCTGACTCTGTGTTGCCCATGATGTGAAAACTTCTTCTGGGAATGTTCTCCGCTTCTTTGACGTGCAACCTGCTTCGGGGTGCGCTGCGCGTGAGATAATGTAAGTGTCGAACACACGTAAAATTCTCGACTGGAACCTGCCGTACTGAGCTTGCGCAGCGCCACAGTGACGCGATACAATGATCTCAGCCTCAAACGACCCTACGTTTGACGAATGCTGTTTTTGATGTCGCGTACAATCTTCTTTTGAGAAAGCATCCGTAATCCGTTGCGTTTTTCAAACGTATACGCCTGCCGATACATTCGAATGTACGATTTCTCGCCCGCCAGAATGTCGACGGCACCGATGTGGTACTCGTGTCGCAAATGCTGAATCATGGACTCCGGCGTCATCTTGAGCAAGCGCGCGAGAGTAGCTTTCTTCTGCAAGAGCTTATACTTGGAAACTTCCCGTGCGACGACTCGTTTGTATGCTTGTTTCAGATCGGCGACGCTTTGCTGGATGAAATAGGTTTTTGTCGCGCGCTTGACGGGCAGTGTGACGCCGACGACGACGACGACGTTGTGTCGCATTATTTCTTGTTTCATCATTCGCAAAGCAAGTGCGCGCACCTTTCGGTCGTTCACCTGTTTTCCTGTGCGTGCCAAGCGGCGCCAAGCGGATGTCCAGAAATCGTCAGTGTCTAAACCAGCGACGCCTTTCGGCAGCTTTTTCAGCAGATAGCTTTTTCCCGCCCCGGGGATGCCTTTGACGTGAAATATCTGCCTCTTCGACATGTTCTGTTTTTACTTCGTATTTGGTTTCCCTGGCACGTCGGATAGGAGCGGACATTTTGAGGACCGACACGCGTAGCTAAGATGAAACGTTCGAGCTACTCCAAAGCGACATGGTTTCACTCGAGTTTTTATCGGCGCTTTGCGTAACGAACCTCAAACCTATCACGCGCACGTCGCTTTGGAGCAGCTCGGAGCGTCGTGATTTCCACGACGTTTTATCGGACCTTTCGGTCCTCAAAACGTCCGCTCCAATACGACGCAGCGCAACCCGTCGAAGGCGTCTAATTTAGTGACGCGTCAGGATCCATTCGAGACTGGGGTGTCGTTCGTTGTGGGAATGCAGGTACGAGTCGGGGTCGGGAAGCAGCGCGTCGTCGTCTTGCAGTTCGACGACGAGAACGACCGAAAACACGTCCACGTCGCTGTGGGGTGCGTCGGTCGCTTCGGTTACCTCAGTCGCGTCGGCGTCGTTGAAGAAGGCTGCAAGCAGTCGCACGCCCTGCGTTCCGTCGCTCATGTCTTCGAGTGCGAGTCTGGAGAGCGTCAACGGAAGCGGAGTGTGGGGAAATCCAACGAGCGTGTAGACCGACATGGCGTTGAGGGTGTCTGTGTGTGTGCAGGTTTTTGGAACGTTCCGATCTGCAACTTTAATGTAAAACAAGAGAGGGTGTAGATGCATCGATTAGAAGCGGAGGAAGCTGATCGAGTTGATTATTGGCAATATACGGATATCGATCATCGAGTTCTGCTGGTGCATAGTTGGCATCCGCGAAATGCTTCGAGGGATGCGGTGGTGCGTTCGATGGTGGAACGAGCGTCGGAAAATCCGCATCAGCCACTGTTACCTCTGTTGGTTCCCCGAAATCAGCATGAGCATCGGCACATTCAAGAAATCTTTCGAGATCGAGGTATCTCTTCCCTGTTGTCGGGTGATCGATTCAATTTGGTGAACGTTTTCGTGCCCGTGGATGTGTGGATCGAGTTGGGTATATGTCGTTCCGTCGCGTTTGCGCCTGTGCTTGAACTTCATGCGGATCGACTAGCAGCTCAGCACATGCTTAACGTGGAGCGCACACATTTAGGAGAAGGAACGAACGAAACTCTCTTCAATCTCCCCATGTACATGGCTGCTTATGTCCGGAGCTACGTTCAAAGTGAGATGCGACAACGAGACCTTATCGCAAAAATTTACATCAGCAACGCATTCATGGCGCTTGTGCAATACAATTTGAGGCTCATGCTTCTTCGTGACCCAGCTGTGCTGTTTGCCTTTGGAATTACTACATCGCTGCAAAGTTTTCTAAGCGACACTCTGGCGGTTCCTTCGAACTCGATCCCCTGTTCTCGATTTGCGAGGCGCGAATTTGAACGCTTTGCGATACCTGAAAATGATCCATACCCGGAGCACGTGCGCGCGAGTGTAAGGGGCGGCGCTTCTCTACTCGAAACGCGTTCCTTTCCTCGCAAATGCATTGCCGCGCAAGACTTGTTGGATGAAATCGAACGCAACCGCAACAATGATGTTCGTGAGGGCTACACGGAGTACTGTATTCAGGAGCTTTTGGCGACGTTCCCGAATCACTATGTTGGTATATCCCACTCGAGACTCAATATCTCTGTGGTGTTTTCATTGCGTACATTATCGTGTATGGCTGAATTCACGTTGCCGCGCGAAGGCGGTATGGCGCACACGGACTTGTTGATTTTGGCGCCCGTTTGTCAAGGGTTGCGTCGGGATGTTCGAACATTGCAGTTGTTGTCTGGGTTGGAGCATGCTTTGTTGGATCGTTTGCAGATGGATGTTGATTTGGACGACCATGCGTGTTATCTGCGCGAAGACGGCAGTGTGGTGAACACGGCGAACGATATCGTGCAGGCTTTTGCGCGTTTGGACTGGAACGGCGGATTTTTGGATGCGATCGTGGATCACCTACACCCATGTGGCTTTTATCGTCGTCTGGGATATAATTATTTCGGGCATACGGTGCGAGACTTGGATTTGTTGGGTGCCCAGGTGCATCTTTACTGGTTGGATTTTGTGCAAAAAACGCTCGGAAATCAAGATAGCTATCGACACGTGGTGCGCACGCGGTCTTCGGATCCTGATGCTTCGTTAGAGGCATGGTTGGCGAGTGTGGAGCAGTTTCGCGGTCTCGCGCTGCCGGAGGAGTATCGATTGGATGTGCCGCAACCAGACAACGTGTATCTTTGCGAGGATGTGCAAAGCGACGTTCGGGTGGAGTACCTGCGCGGTCCTTTTGTGCAGGTTTTGACGGATGGTGCCCCAGTTGATCTTTTGCAAAAGATGGAGGTTTGGCTGAACCGTCCGCTGTTGTTGCGCCAAAGCGACGGGAATATTTGGGTGGTGGAGATGGCGGATTACTTTGCCTCTGTGCAGTATTTTTTGAAAAACGATTTGCCGGCGTCGATGATAGAGGCAACTGAATACCAACCTTTGATGAGGGGTGTGCAGAGTCTATTGGATCGGGATCTGAATTTACCCAATCCAAGCATTTTTTTCCCGTCGCTGACTGTCCTGCGTGACGCGGATCCCGACTTATTGCCTCTGTGTTTCATGGAGCACTTTTCAAAGTTGAACGAGACATCTCCGGATCGATTGTTGCATTTTAACATGCAGACCGTTTTCCATATCGAACGACGGCTTTATGATTCCATGAATAGATGGCTTCGCGAGCGTTACTTGGAGGTGTACTTAACCAGGGTGAATCAAATGCAAGAAGCAATGGAGGATAGAGAGGATAACGTCGTGCTGCCAATCGAAGGCGGCTTCGTGGTCAAGTCTGGCACGCTGATTGCTCAGCTGCTTCACGGAAACGAAACCACCGACTACATATTCCTGACCGACGCCAACCACCGTGACGCACCTCGATTGATTCAAGGGTTGATGCAAGCTGCGCGTTCTGAAACCCGCGACGTGATGCTTTTGGACGACTCCCGACGGTCGAGCGACGTTGTGCGTAGATATTTGGAGGATGCTATAAACACGTATGACGCGTTGGATATGATGCAGAACGCGACGCAAGAGTTTAGGTTCCATGACTTGGGGTTTCAGTATTTCTCGGTCACGGCGCACGACATGCAGCCTTACACTGGTTACATGTTGCGACTTTTGTTGGGTCTTTCGTATCCAGAAATGCACCGAGAATGCAGCTTTACGTTGCGCCCGCGTTCCGGAACGCCCTCTGATGCAGATGAGGATGATTTATAATCGAAGGCACGTAGAATTATCGCGCGAAGCCCCGTCGCTTTGGAGTACGTCAGGTTGCACTGCGCGTGAGATGTTTGAGGTCCATCACGCGAAGCGCCGAGAAATCCTCGAGTGAAACCTGCCGTGCTGAGCTCGCACAGCGCCGCACGTCGCTTTGGAGAAGCTCGGAGCGTCGCGATTTCCACGACGTTCATCGGACCTTTCGGTCCAATACGACGCAGTGACGTGGTGATGAGGGATCGGATTATAATAAAAACGCAGTTATTTGTCATGTGGGGTGGTCGTCATCATCTGGGTCACGTGTCGGTGGCTAGCTTCGGGGGTGGTGCCGGCGATGATGATGATGAACCGGACGAGAAGCGCCGGATTGGAGCGACCTTGCCGACGCCAGAGTCGAGGTCTGTGCGATCGCGCCGCTCCGAGGAATCCCAAGGCGACGAAGCGGCAGAGGAGACGCCTTCCCATCGTCGTTTTCCTCGTCAGGGGGCGGAACATGTTGCAGCCGCTGCGCCTTTCGTGCGTCGTTATGGGAACCCCGGAGCTAAAGACGGTCGCGTTCGGCCTTCGCACCGTCCTCCTTTGCGCGCGTTGATGTCGTCGATTGCGGCGCACCAATCGTTCATCAACAATGAATTCCTGAATGATTGTTACAGTTTCATTGTGCGGCGCAACCGGGAAGAAAACCCGCCGACGAAGGGGGAGGTGCTGGATATGTTGAAGCGCAAGTTGCAGTTCCGGTTCTTTGCTGATACGAGGGCGGATTCGAATGTTCTGTACAATGTGAAGGGTGCCTTCTTTACCGCCCAAAAGGTGGATGATCGACTGACCGAGATCGGTATCGAACAAGTTCAGGAGGATCAACAACACACGCTGGTAGATTCTCGAAAGTATCCAGCGAATTGGAGCAGTTCGGAACGTCGAGAATTTGACGAGTTTTCATCCGAATTGCTGGGCCTCAAAAGGTATACCCCGCTTCGGATGTCTTTTCCCGACTCGACCCTCGTTCCTTTTCAGCTAAAGATTGGCATGAGAGTGAAGGGTCGGGTCGGTGGCGTTCAACACGTGATCGACGCCACGAGCACCGACGCCACCATTTCGAGCAGAATACATAATGTGTTGGGCGGAAATTCCTTCACGATTGCGCATGCAGGCATGGAGGTGACGCGTCCGGGCGTCGAAGGAGGCACAACCATTGAATCGGTCGACATCGACAGCTCTGAAATCACACTTGCACATGCCGTCGACGAAACGAGGGAGCAAATGGAGTTTGTGCTGCACGGAAACCGAGAGGACGCGTTTGATGTACTGGTTGAATTATTCAAACGTTTAGACATTCGCGCACAACACTCTGCCCAAGCAATGCACTTAATATTACTTATTTATGCATTGAATGAAGATGTGAGCACTGACACCATCATTCGCGACAATGTATTTCGTTACGATGGCGCGCAACGTTTCGTTCGTGCTATCGAAGATCTTGTAATAAACACTCAATCCAAAAAATTGGCGTCTAAATATTTGCTCTATAACCATCTGTCGAATCTGATGAGCTCTGTGGTGGAGACGACTCCGGAGCAGGACGAGCGCGCTTTGTATGCGTTGCGCCGCGATACAGAGCTGGATGAGTTCGGTTTTGAAATTTCGGATACACAGTCCATCAATCGACGGATCTTACAGTCGAGCACCTACCCGTTCATTGTAGCCAACGTTCGTCGAGAAGCTGTGCCGACTCGGTCTACAACGTCTTTTGAAGCTACGATATCTGATGCAGGGGTGTTTATGTTGACGTCTGGGATACGTCCTTCGTCAGGCATAACGTTTGGGGGCACAATTGGAGGAAACCAACGCACGTTTACGGTCAATTCTTATCTCACCTCTAAAACTTTCACAGTTACCCCCAGCTACACCGATGGAGTTCAATTGACGCCCATCCCATTTAAGGTATTCCATTCGTTGGCGACTGTTGTGCGAGGAGTTTCTCCGCTCCCAGACGACGTGGTATCTCTGTACTACAATGATTGGAATGCTTTGAAAAAAAGCTGGGTGGCTAAAGAATCTGTAATAGTTGGTGAAAATGTTTCAAATCGGCTTACGTTGAGTGAATGTTCATTGACTGGAGATGTCGTTTTTTCATATCGGGACAGTGAGCATAGAGACAGGTCACTGCTGTACAAGCTATTCCTCGTGTTTAGCAAAGCCTTCAACCATTACCTGCGGGAACGGGGCGGGTCGGCAAAGGATCAAGATGCTGTCAAATTCGCCATCTCCTTTGTGGAAGCGTATCTACAATACGTTTTTGCAATAAGTGGTCGCCACGGTGTGTGAAACTATTATGGTCCACGTCGCTTTGGAGTAGCTCGGAGCGTTGCAATTTCCACGACATTTCATCTTAGCTACGCGTGTCGGTCCTCAAAACGTCCGCTCCAATACGACGCACCCACTTCGACTTCGACATGAGTAGATTGATATTAGATACGTTGGAAATGCCTTTGCATGATGTTAGGGGTCCACATTAAGTTAAAAACGCACGTTTTTTGATGTGGGTTGGTCGTCGTCATCTGGGTCACGTCAGTGGCGGCTGTGGTTGCGCCATTCGCGGTGGTGCCGGCGAAGATGGTCAGCCGGAGAAGAAGGGGGCGGAAGAGCCTATCGACTTGGAGCCTATCGACTTGCGTGGTATGGTGGCTCCGCCAGTCGAACATTCGCTGGTCGTGCCGAACCCGTTTGCTCGGAGCGGACGCATGCTTTTTGCCATGAACACGCCGTTTCGTCGTAAGCTGGGTGGCACGATGCTTCGAACGTCCACCAAGGCGAACATGGATATGATGCCGTTTTTGTCCGCCGCTCGCGCGTATCAGGACGACTATCGATCGATGCGGCCTCGTAAGTTCCAAGCCAGGATTTCGAGGGGTGGTGTGTTTACGATGGTTTCGGGATCGACTCCCCCCGCTGGAACAGTGTTTACCGACAACGCGGGCATTCGATTCACCGTGGATTTCGTGACGCCCGGACGACCAGACAGGTTCGAAGTGACGGAACCACCGACGATGGACACGGAAACTGCTCCGATCGAGTTTAAGATCCCGACGCAAAAACCCGACCAGCTCATCGCGAGTGCAATGCAAGCGATGGGCGTTGCCGACGCGAACGTTGTGACTGAGCGAGACGGAGATGGCATTCCAACGAAAGTTATCATGCGCAGTCTGCGTGTGAACGGACCGCTTCACGAGGATTTGTTGCGAGTCAGCAGTCTGGTCGAACTGACGATCATAATGTGCGGCATCACCGAATTACCAACGCGCATGAGCGGGCTTCGAGAGCTGCGCAAACTGAACGTGGCTCAAAACAACCTTCGGTCCATCCCCGACGAAATCAACAGCCTGCATGCACTGACGCATTTAAATGTTTCGGGCAACAATCTCCAGCGCCTGCCCGAGTCGTTGGAAGATCTGACGCGAATTACGTATTTGAATGTCGGCGACAACCCTCTTCGAACGCTTCCGCCCAGAGTGATTCAAAACATGCTCAGATTGCACACCTTGAATGCTAGTAGTATTGAGATGCGATACCTACCGATCTCGGTGACACAGTCTGAGAGTCTGCGTGAACTGAACCTTTCTGGAAATCGCATACATGATTTGCGCGGCATCGGTCGCATGACGCAGCTGAGGGAATTGGATGTCAGCATAAATCCACTTGACGAGCTTCCGGCGGAAATGAGCGATCTCGTGTCGCTGGAATCACTCATCGCATCAGGTACGGCACTTGCCGAGCTACCCGAAGTGCTTCAATCCATGCGCGCGCTTCGTACGCTTATTTGGAGTGGCAACGAAGTCAGGGAACTGCCACAATGGATTGGTGAACTGACAAACATCACCGAGCTTGACATAAGTATGAATCAACTGTTTGAGCTGCCGAGAGAAATCGGCAACATGCGTTCTTTGCGTGTACTCAACGTCGACCTGAACGATTTGTCAAGGCTTCCTGCAACGCTCGGGCAGCTGCGAAACCTTGAACGTTTGTCGGCGAATGAAACCGGACTACATCGCCTGCCCATCGAACTGACGCAGTGTGCGAGTCTCGCAATCCTGCACATCAATAATAACCGCATTGACGAACTTCCGCAGTGGATCGGTCAGCTGACGAGCGTCACAGAGCTCGACTTGAGTTCCAATCAGCTTCGCGCGCTGCCGGACGAAATCGGCAACCTGCATTCTCTGCGTGTACTCAAAGTCGACCTGAACGAATTGTCGGAGCTACCTGCATCGCTCGGGCATCTGCAGAACCTCGAACGTTTGTCAGCATTCAACAACCTTCTGCGCAGTTTACCGATCGAACTGACGCAGTGCCAAAGTCTCGAATACATCAACGTCATGCATAACGATTTGGAAGATTTCCCGGCGTTTGTGACCGACATCCCGGCACTTAAACAATTCATGTGCGATGTGCAAGCCGCGCCAGAGATCACGCAACGACTTCGCGCGCGCGGCGTCGAACTGATGGATGACATACCTGCTATGGATCAGGATCAGGATTTCCAAGCTTTAGATGACGACGACTTGTGATATTTTTGATGCAGAACCTTTGCGCAACTAAAATCGACAACATTCGTCGTTTTGCGCTGCGCGTGAGAGAATTTAAGTTTCGAATGTACGTAAAAATCTTGAATGCGTCGAGTCGCGCTGCGTCGTATCGGAGCAGACGTTTTGAGGACCGAAAGGTCCGATAAAACGTCGTGGAAATCACGACGCTCCGAGCTGCTCCAAAGCGACGTGCGCGTGAGAGGTTTGAGGTCCGTCAGGGCCGAGAAAACCTCGAGTGGAGGACGACGTACTGAGCTCGCGCAGCACCACAGTGACGTGTGAGTGGACCAGAATAGTTTCACACACTTTAACTGAATCGTATGTAATAGTAAAATAAAACACGCACGCATTTTCATGTGGAGGGAAGTTCGTCATTCCGATCGCATCTTTCGTGGCGGCGCCGAACCTGAAGATGGACAACGGGAAGAGAAGGGGGCGGAAGATGCCACGCCTGTGCCTTCTTCTGCAGGCGCTCCCGCTGCCGCGCCCGCTCGTCCCCGCGTCCGGCGTTCCCACCGTCCTCCTTTGCGCGTTTTGATACAGGAGATTGCGGCGCACCAATCGTACAGCAGCGACGAATGTTTGAACCGCGCGTACACGTTCATCCTTCGGCGCAACCGGGCAGGAAACCCGCCGACAAAAGCGGAGGTGTGGAATGTGCTGAAGGACAAGTTGCAGTTCCGGTTCTTTGCCGATACGGTGGAGGATTCGACGTTGTTAAATAATGTCAACGGTCTCTTTTTCACCTCCGACCTGCAGGGCAATCGGCTGACCAACTTCTCTATGCCGTTACAGCCGGCCATGAGGGTGGAAGGGGCGGGTCTTCGGGCGCCCGTCATCGAAGTGACACATACCGACGCAATTCTTGATGATCATCATCATATGAGTTACACAGGACAACGCTTCACGATCGCACATCCCAACATGGTGGTGACGCGCCCGTGCGTGGAAGGTGAAACGGTCATCTCATCGGTCGACTTTGCAAACTCTCAAGTCAGACTGAGTCGCGCCGTCGACGCCACAAAGCAGCAGATGGAGTTTGTGCTGCACGCAGACCACATCGACGGCAAAGCGTTGCTAAGAAAATTTATTTGGACACAAAACTTAGACCGTCGTCGACGCTCCAATCACGAGCGCCATATGTACCTGCTGATCATGCCTTTGATTGACGATAGTGTAAGGCTCGAAACCCCCATTATCGACAACTTGCACCTTTACAACGGAGCCGATCGTTTCGTTCGTGCGATCGAAGATCACGTGATTTACGGCCTGCACCGAGACACGGCTCGTAGATTCCTGATCAACTCCTTAGGTTTTGATTTATTAAACAACGTGTTGGATACAACACCCGCAGAAGACGAGACGGCTCGGCGTGCGTTGTATCGCAGGACGGACTTGATGAATTTCCGCGTAGGAGGAATGTGGACGACGCAATATTTGAAGGATCAGATTCTGGCATCGAAAGAGAAACCCTATATCGTTGCCGACGACAGGCCCGGTAATATAGTTCGTGTGACGCGCGGAGCAATTACGCACTTTACTAAGTATTTGTATGAAGTTTCTTATGGCAGACTTGACAGCACGGAGATCAGAGAAATCGTCAGCACAGACACGATTCGTGTCTGGTTCCGTTCTCGTCATGAAAAAGACAATGTGGTGTACTACCTTCATGAAGGCGCAAGGACATATTACATTTGGGAACTTTACGCACTATTCCACATGTTTAGCAAAGCCTTCAACTACTACCTGCGCGAACACGAACCAGGGGTCGAACAACGCGCCGTCGATTTCGCCATGGCCATGGTGCATCCGAATCTTCCGCAAGACCCGTTCTACTACTGATAGTGACTTTCGCTCAAACGTGTCCGCTCGTTACAGGGGCGCTGCTAATGTTATCAAACCTTCGCCTCCCTGTAGATTTGTGAGAAGCGGACGAGATAGCGCAAACAATAATGCAAAAACGTTTTATGGTGCATGTCTCTACGTTTCAGTCGAAGCGTTTGCTCTGCGTCGTGTTGGAGCGGACGTTTTGAGGACCGACACGTCGTATTGGAGCGGACCTTTGCGGACCGAAAGGTCCGATAAAAGGTCGTGGAAATCGCGACGCTCCGAGCTACTCCAAAGCGACGCACGCGTAGCTAAGATGAATTGTCCGAGCTACTCCGAAGCTACGTGACTCGTCCGCACGTTTATAATCGACTCATTTCGAAGTCGATGAGACTGGACCAGAATAGTGTCGCCGACGGTAGTGGAGTTCCGAGGCTTCGTGTTATACAAATCAAAAGCGCAGAGTTTCATCATGTGGGGTGGTCGTCGTCATCTGGGTCACGTAAGCGGCGGCTGTGGTTGCGCCATTCGCGGTGGTGCCGGCGAAGACGGTCAGCCGGAGGAGAAGGGGGCGGAAGATGTTGCAGCCGCCGAGCCTTACATGCCTCGTTATCCTAGCCATGAGAACCCGGGAGCTCGAGACGGTCGCGTCCGGCGTTCACACCGTCCTCCTTTGCGCGTTTTGATACGTGATATCGCGGAGCACCAATCGTTCAGCGACAATGAATTCCTGAATGATTTGTACAGTTTCATCATTCGGCGCAACCGGGACGAAAACCCGCCGACGAAGGGGGAGGTGCTGGATATGTTGAAGCGCAAGTTGCAGTTCCGGTTCTTTGCCGATACGGTGGAAAATTCGAACGAGCTTACGAATGTGAACGGTGCTTTCTTCACTGCTAACATCGTTGGTCATCGTCTGCTGACCAATTATACGTTACCCTTAAAGTTGGGTATGTCGGTGGGCGATAGGGAGGGAAGCGTCCAGAAAGTTGTTGATGTAACGACTGCCGGCGCCAACTTAAATGGGTTTTTGACCGGTGATTCCTTCACGATTGCAAACCCCGGCACGGAGGTGACGCGTCCGGGCGTCGAAGGTAACACAACCATCCGATCGGTCGACATCGCCAACTCTAAAATCACACTTGCGCATGCCGTCGACAGAACGGAGCGGCAGATGGAGTTTGTGCTGCATGGAAATCAAGATGACGTAAAAGATGTCTTGCTGGAATTATTTATGAATTATTACAGATATTACCGTAACCAAGCTGATGCCAAGCACATTCACGTTGTATTAATCCTGTACTGCTTACAAAGAACAGTTGCCATGGACCGCCTCATTCGCGACAATTTGTTCCGTTACGATGGCGCTCAACGCTTCGTTCGTGCGATCGAAGATCTTGCGATGTTCGGTGATGAACGTATCGCTCTTCGATATTTAATGAGAAACCATCTGTCGAATCTTACAAGCTCCGTGGTGGAGACGACGCCCGAAGAGGACCAGCATGCTCTGGATGCATTGCAAGGCCAAACTGACATGATTGAGTGGTCTACTTCTCAGCCGAGACGCTTGCATCAACTCAAAGAGATGGTATTAAAAGCGAGCACCCAACCGTTTTTCGTCGCCGACGTTTCGCCGGATAGGGTGGCGAGGTCGTTGCAAGTCCTTCCACCCAACGTCATAGCCTTGCACTACAAATATTGGAATGACCCGGAACACATCCCGTCATCTGACGTTTCTTATATCCGCAACCGTATCGATGAAAACACGCTACAGTTGCATCGATGTAGATTGACTGGAAATGTGTTGTTTTCGTATGATGTCAAAATTGCCAATTTACAAGATTATGGGTATTTCTACGTGTTCAGCAAAGCATTCAACCATTACATGCGTGAACGGCGCGGAGCGGCGAGCGAACGGGATGCTGTCAACTTCGCCCTACTGTTCTTTCAGGAGTTTTTACAACCGTCACGATATTTAGCTTAAACCTTTCATCTTAGCTTCGCGTGTCGGTCCTCAAAAGGTCCGCTCCAATACGACGCCAATAAGACGCATCGACGGGTGTTACGGGCGTCGGCAGCGCGGCAGCGGGTGTGAGCGCACGATGGCGTGCGTCGCTTCGCCGAGCCCGGTTGGGTACTCCTGGTCCGTCTGCCGCTGCTTGATGTCCTCCACGTTGTACACCGTCAGCAGCTCACGCGAAGGGTCAAACGTGTGCTGCTTCGTGCACCCGTAAAAGACAAAGACGGGAACGTGCAGATCGATGCCGAGCGGGGATCGAATCGTAAAGTGAAAGGGCACGCTGTACCTCTCCGACACCGAATCCAACGAACACGTGCACGGAACCAGGTTGATCTGCTCGTGCACGCACGGCTCGTTCACGAAACCCGCGATCGCCAGCCCAAACAGCCCCACGCGCGTACTTTGGTCGGCGCCCGCAATCGGCACCAGCGCCGAGTACAAAAAGGGGTCCGCGTCTATCAATCGCGGAAAAGACTCGCGGTCCTCGTCGCGCACGTCGTCCGGAATTTGCATGACGTAGGCATCCTCCTCGCGCCGCTTTCGCGAAAACAAGACACCCAGGTACGGCAGCGCAAACAAACCAGCACCCGGCACAGCGCGCAAACCCAGCGCGCGACCGCGGTGCCCCTTGTTGGCGGCGTAAAAGATTTCCAACTGAGGCCACACGAAACAACCGCGCTCTCGACTCCATTCACAGCGCGCGTACGGGACGCCGTAGCGATCCGCCTGCAACGCGCGCGCGCTATCTTCCGCACAACGAGCCGCCGAAACACCCTCAAAGCTGCAGTTGGAAAACACCTCGCACAACACACCGTGCACGTAGTACGGATGCAGATCGATGACGCCGCCGCGCGCCAACTCTTGCGTCGCGTGTCGCTCCTCGTCTTCCGGACGACGATCGAACGAACGACATTCTGAAACGCGAGGCAACGCAGCTTCCTGTAACCGGCGCGTCAACGCAAGCTCCGAAGCGGAGCGCAGCGCCAAACTGGTCAACGCCGCCTCCGCACCCGCCGCCATGACAAATGTGAGCTCATTCCTGGAACGTTCCGATTCGCACGAAAACGTTCCGATCCTCACTCAAGTGTAATGTCGCCAAAGCCATCCACCGGCATCTCGTCCGTGCGCACCAACACCGAGCGCCGCCAAACGCGCGTCAAAACGCCCACGCGCTCGCGCAACGTCCTCAGCACTTCATTCACTTCGGCGTCGTCCAAATTGCGCAACACCAACGAGGTGGAGGAGTGCACCAGATCGTGCTGCTGTTCCGCGCGCGTGCGCATCGTCATGTGAAACAACTCAGGCAGCAAAAGTGGCAGCAGCAGGATCGCGCGCATGATGGTTCCGACGGAGGTTTCGCGACCCTCTCGCCCCTGCGGCCGCACGGGAACGCGCTCCGGAATGAGCTCCTCCGCATTCTGCCCGCGCTCAAACGCGCGTCCGACGGTGCGCGCCATGGCGTTGAAGGCGTTGATGCGTTCGAGCGAGCGCGAAGAGATCGGGATGACGGCAATGTGTTCGGGGCGCTGCGTGAGTTGCACGTTGTTGGGATCTGGTCCTTCCAGAAGCGTCGCCTGGGCGGCGCGCAAGCGAAGCAGCACGCTGTCGAAGCGGCCGGCTTCGACTTCGCCCGTCGACTGCCACAACGCGCGCGCCGACATGACGCCGCGCAACGCAAGCTGACCTTGCTGCACGTCTTGCAAATGCTCCGTCAACAAACCCGCAAGCTCGCCCGTCGGAAGATGCGAGTGCTCCCGCTCCGGGTCCTCGACCGCCAGCAGAAGGTACAAGATGGGCGGCAGCAACGCGATCGCGAGCTCCGCTTCCAACTCCTCCGGCGAATGATCGTTCGGCGCCGCCATGCACGACTTACGGGAGGGGGGTCGAAAAACTATGGACCGACTCCTCTCTGCACGTGCAGTCCCGGAACGTTCCTACATTTCAAACACGTCGCTTGGGAGTAGCTCGGAGCGTCGCGATTTCCACGACGTTTCATCGGACCTTTCGGTCCTCAAAACGTCCGCTCCAATACGACGCATTCGAACATTCGCCTTTCCGCCCCGACGTGCCCTCCAGAATGGCGGCGACGGGCGTGCTGCCTGCCCATCGCTTGCGCCACGCCTCCTTTTCCAAAAGCTCCGACACCGCCTGCTCGCGCCGCGTCACTGCAGACTTACCCGACATGCGACGCGAGACGCGCTTCCACGCCCACTCAAAGCGCAACGCGTCGCGCCACGTCGCAAAATCCTTCACGTACATGTGCACGCGCCACGGACGGTGCTTGGAGGTGTACTTGGCGCCACCGACCAGCGCCCCGTTGTGCTGACGCAAACGATGCACCATGTCGACGGATGCACCGACGTACGTGCAACTCGGCTTCGCTTCGCTTTGAAGGCAGTAAACCACGATCATTTTGATTAGTACGCATGAATGAAACGACCGAGTTTCGCGCGCGCTGCGCCAGCGGTGTGGTGACTGTGTTTCAAGAATCGTACCGAGCGCAAAGCCGCGATGCAGAGCAAGCGTGGCGCGTCGGCGCCTGTCCGCGCGTTCGAAAACGAGCGCTTCGGCGAGCGCTGCGACACACACACCGGATGACACCGTTGCAACCCACCAATCTACGGAGACCGATTCTGGTGGTGGTGGTGCCCGTCGCATAGGCGTGGCGCTTAGCGTCGCGATTTCATCGAATTCGTCAAAGTCGTTCTTCACGCGACGGAGCGAACGGCGCGCACTTTGATGCGGCTCATTTCTGCCACCATGCGTTGCGTGCTTTTGCGCAGTCGCTTGCGAATCTGGCGCATGGTTTCGTCCAGGTCGCCGTACAGTACGCGAACCACCATCACCGTGTCGTGGCGCGGGTAAAACATGCGCGCGTAGTTGAGTTCCGTGTCGTCGCGCGGTCGGCGCAGCACCACGAGATCGGGCCCGATCAGAAGCGTCAACAGCATCAGCTGCCGCTCGCGTCTCTGCTCGCCCGTTTCCGGGTAAAGTCGATCGGCGTGCAGCGGGTTCATGGGGTACGTGAGATCGCGCGTCACAGGAAACAGATTTGAGTCAATCAAGTTGCGGCTGCGCAGCACCCACGCGCGCCAACGTCGCATGCGCTCTTCGGTGTGCACGTGACGCACCTGCGGCGACGCCAACATGGTGCAGCGCAGCACCGCCTCGCCGGTCGGGAAAGCGACAGCCTTGTGATCCGGCAGGTAACGGTCGCGCATCAGCTTGAACAGCGGCAACAACAAGCTGGCGCATCCGCGCACGTCCTGTTGCTCCTGCGACAACATTGTGCGAACGCGAGCGGTGAGCGGAGCGCCGCGAAACTTGGCTCCGCTTCGCGTGCAACTTTGGCGGCGCAGCTCGGGGGCCATGATTCTGAGCATCGTGCATGCGGAACGTTCCAACATAAATTAAACAAAGCTTTCCCAAAATCATGCGCCGCGTTCATTTGGGTGCCATCCGTCCGCCGTCGAACGAGCCGCGCGCGCGCAGAGCGGAGGAAGATGAGGAGGAGGAGAGGGAGGAACCGGATCACGGCGCGCGCCCTCGCGTCTCCAACCGGCGACCGAACGCGCGCATTTGGCTTTCGTACGCGGCAGCGCATCAAAGCGAAACGAGCGACTCCCTGTGCGACGCAGCCTACCGCACCATGTTGCGCTCCAGAACGCCCGTGCTGCGCTCCGAAGTGCTGGCGTCGCTGCGCCGGTTTTATGAGGTGCGCAAGACGGCGGACGTCGAGCACGCCAGCAACCGCCTGCGCAACGTTGATTCTTTGACGGATCTGCAGGTTGGAATGCTGGTGACGGGACCCGGATGCCCGCAAAGCGAGGATGTGCGCGTGCTTGCGCTGCACGCCGACGGCCGCACCGTCGAACTCACGCGCGCGGCCATCGAGTCGGCGGAGCAGGAGCAATTTACGTTCCTGAACGAGCAGGAGGCCGACCGCCACGTGCGTGCGCGACTGCAGCAGTGCGTGTCCCAATCCGGACACATCACACGACCCTCGTCCGCGCACATTCACTTTGTGCTGCGCAGCCTGCTGGAGGAGGAGTTTGATCAGGATGACACCATCGAGAACGCGCTGCACAGGTACGACGGCGACGACCGCTTCTTGCGAGCGTTGGAAGATATGGTGATTCAGCGCCCGAACGAAGCTCTCTTCTCCTACCTGCGCGACAACGTTCCGCTGATGGAGCCGCAGCAGTTGACCGACCACCACGTACAAGAGGCGTTGGAGGCGCTGAGTCAGCACCGCGATCTGCCGAGAGGCGACATCGACACCTTCGAACTCGCATCGTACGCGCGCGACCAGATCGAAGCGCCGTCGCCCTTCGGATACAACCGCACGCTGCAACTCTTTGCGCGCAACTTCCAACACTACCTGCACGCCGCCCCCGAACGCACGCCCGAGTCCGCCGTCCTGTTCGGCATCGTCATGTGCATGAGCCTGCGACACAGCCCGGCGCGCCTCCGCATGCGCTTGTAGATCGAAGAACGATTGTTTTACGACGCCATCCGCACGCGCATCGCCTGCAGCGCGTTCACGATCACCATGCGCGCACGCAGAGTGCAGAGCAAAGACTCGAGATCGCTGCAGCGGATTTGCACGTGCCATCTTTGGGAGGGTAGAATCGCAAAGCTGTCGCACAGGATCGCGGCGAGAAGTTGCAGAAGTCGGTGAACGGCGTCGCTCGCCTTGCAGTGCAGCACGAGCGGGTAGAAGCTCATGCATTGGTGCACGCTGCGCACGGTGGCTTCGATGTCGGCGGCCAGCGTGGTCGTTGAAGTGGTGATTGTCTTGTGAGGAGTTACCTCGGTCGTCGCGTTTGGTTGCCAGGGTTGCAGCACGTCACCCACGCTCCAGTTCCGCGCGCCCGGATACGTGTCAAACAGCAGCTGGCTGCGAATTACCATCGAAGCCGGCGTGAACGTCGATCGAAGCAGCATCAACAGCGCCTTCCAGCTCTCTTGCTCCACGCTGTGCCAGTCGAACACCTGCTCCTTGCGCGACGCAAAGTGCACGCCGAGCGCCCCGAAAAGGGCAGAGTGACTCACGTCCAGCACGTGGTCGGTCAGCGGCATCGACACGCGGTGCAGCATGGACTGCAGCAGCTTCGGAAGCATCTGCATCTCGGCGCGCTCGCGCTGCAGCGAACACCGAAGCAGCGGCGCCGCGATCGACGCCGAAAGCTTGCGAAACATGGGTTGGCGCTGCAAGGAGCTCGTCATTTTCAGATCCATCACCGACATGGCGATGAAGGCGCTGCTGGTGTAGAGAAAGTACCTATCCATGCTGTTGCTGGCGGGGCGCGCGCGCGAGAAGGCGGCGCGTTTGACGGCGCTGCGCAGCGTGTGCACGCAAACATTCGAGCGCGCGCGCACAGCTGCTTGCACGGCGTCTCGAAGCGCCTGCGCGATGGGCGCCTTTTGAAGCATCGATCTTGCCTGCGACTCGGACCCGAGTGCAAAGACCAGGAAGCGGCGTGCGGATTCGAGGGCGGCGCGGTGCACGTCGGGTTCGGAGCAGGAGGCGTTGGCGCGAATGCAGCGCCGCGTGGACCGCACAAAGCTGTGCATGGATGCGAGTTCCGCGTCCACGACTTTGGACAGATGGCACGAGCGCGCCACGACGTCGCTGGTGACCTCTTGCGCGCCCCTTTTTGGTCGGTTCGGAGGGAAGGGTTCGAGTGCCGTTCGAGAGGAGGGGGCGCGCAGCGACGAGGACATCGAAGGAGTGCGCGGCGGAATTGCAAACTGTGAGCGCGTTCGTTTTGGTTCGCGCGCGCGCGTTCGTACAATATTGAATTATTTTATCAGAAGAGAATGGAGGGGGCGGGGGTGAAGTGGTGGCGTCCACCGCCCATTTCAGTTGATGTGCGTTGACGTTGGCTACGCCCCAATTGCGTTTGTCCTTCTCTGGGGTTCTCTGCGTCGGCTTCCGAAGGCTCTCGCCACTCGCCCTCCGAATCGCAAACCTCCGTCGGAACCGGCGTGGGGGCGCGATCGCGCCGGTCGCGCTCAATCCGTTCTTGATCCAGATTTCGGATCGCCTCGTCGAAATCTTCCAAAACTTCTTCGCGCAGAGATCTCAGCTCAACGCGACTCTCAAATCGCGGATCCGTCTGCAGATCCATCATGCGATTCTGCAGCGAAAGAGCCAGGGCGACCAGACTCGGCAGACTTTCCAACGAATTGACCGTAATGCGGATGCTCATCGAACACAATCGCGGTCGGTGTTTACATTACTCTCAACTTTTAACGGTCGCTTTTCAGTAAAGGTTCATTTGAACACCACAAGGTCTCGTTCGCGCAGGACGGCGCGCACGTCATCCATGGACACGGAGGCCCGCCGCGCATGTTTTGCGTTGATGCATACTTCGTGTACCAGCGTTCCGATGACGTTGTCGTAGCAGCGAGTGCCTTCCAGGTAGACGTCGTTGCTGATGGTGAGCACTCCGGCTCGTCTCGCGATGCGTCGGATGGAGGAGGCGGTGATTCCGACGGGGTGGTCGGTGTGCACGATCGACGACGACGGCTTGGCGTCGGCGTGGATTCGATCTGAGCGTCGCGGCGGGACCTCCGCTCCGATGCGGCGCACCTGAGACCGCATGTTGTTTAGCTGCTTTGATTAAAACACGAGCTTCACAAATGCAAACCAACGAAAGCAACGAGATCGTGCCGATGGTGTTTGCGGGCGCCATCGCCTGCGCGTTGCTGGCGTCGGTGACGGTGACGTACACGCGCAGCAGTCGCCTGCGCCCGATCTTGAGGCCAACGACGCGCCGTCGCATATTGCGGTCGGGGGTTACTTCGTCGTCCCCCAGAATCGTCAGCCGCATGCGTGTGGAGCGACCGTTGAGCGTTTCGCTGCTGGTGCCGTTGGAGTACGACGCTGACGAAGGTGCGTACATGATGCGTTTGGGCATCGGTCGCGGTCTGGTTTCGTGCGTATTGGATTCCGGGTCTGCGCACATCACGGTGAAAGGGTCGTCGTGCCAATGGACCAATTGTTATGTGACAGAGACGGCGGCGCGCAAGAAGGTGATGAACATTGAGGGCGGCAAGGTGAGTCGCAGTCCGAAGGGCGAGTATTGCATACTGCGGCCGTGTCCGTGCGGTCGCGACCGTTTCGGGCGTTGGCTGAGCGACTGCCACGACCGATCGTACACGCCGTCGGCGGGCGCGGAGGCGTTGCGCGGCGGCGGCCTCAGCAGAGAGTTGGCGTACGGCAGCCAAACCAACACCGTCGACCACTTTCTCGAAACCATCTCCGTCATGGATGCCAAGGGCGTCGCGCACGCGCTGCAGTCCGCCGTCGTGTATCAAATCACCAAGGTGGACGGCGACACATCCAGCAACATTGTCGGCATGACGATGGAACTTCGCCCCAGCAACACGCACAACAAAACCTTTCTCGGCGCCGTGCCCACCACCGCCTGGACCTGCGAGCTGCTCGACGCCAACCCCGTGCTGGACCTTTTCGGGAACTCGGCGCGCGTGCCGCCCGACGCCGTCTCGCTGCCGCTGATCGACATCGCCAACGAGCGCGGCACCAAAGGGCTCGCGAAATCCAACGTTCTTTTCTACACGACGCGACTGCTCGCCATCGGCGTCACGCACCCCGACCAAACCACCGAATGGTGGGAGGATGACAATCGAACCGACAAGTTTCCGCGCTACGTCGTGTTCGACACCGGCACCACCAATTCGTACTCGGACGACGTGCTGGGGCCCGAGCTGCGACGAAGATTGCACTGGAGAGAGGTGGACGGAGAGGTGCTGCATTTTCGCTTTGAGGATGGCAAGACGCTGTCCTGGCGCTTTCAAGACATGATCGACCCCGACGGCGTGCCCGGCGTCACGCGCGGGCGCGTATCGGCGCTGCACTGCGAAAACAAACGCACATACCCCGGCTTTCGCGAAATGTTTTACGGCACCTACTTTATCATGATCGGAATCCGCATGATGCGCAACCGAGCCTGGAGGCACGACATCGGCAACATGACGCTGCAGACGTGGGCGCTGACTTAAGCCATCGTAAGTAAATACACATCGCTTCACATGAATCACTGCAACGCCGCCCGCGTCGAACTCGTGATCGGACCCATGTTCTCGGGCAAGACGACGGAGCTGCTGCGTCGAGCGCGCTCCTTGTCGGTGATCGGCAAGCGCGTACTCTTTGTGGCGCACAGCAACGACGCGCAGCGCTACAACGACTCCGACGTGTCGAGCGCCATCCAAGCCGCCGTGCGCACGCACGCGCACGACCAGCAAACCGGCAGCAACGTCATCTTTGCCGGCAGCTTGATGGATTTGAGCGACCGATTGGCAGAGGTGGATGTCGTCGCGGTGGACGAAGTTCAGTTCTTCCCCGACCTGGTGGAGTTTGTGCTGCGTCACGAGTCGCGCGCGGGCTTCACGATGCTGTTTGCGGGCCTCGACGGCGACTCGCAACGCCGACCCTTCGGTCAAACGCTCAACGTGATCCCGCTGTGCGACGACGTGATTCGCCTGCACGCCTACGACACGGTTAAATGCGACGGATCCACCGCGCACTTCAGTCTGCGCCTGGACCCCTGCGACGACGTCGTGCAGGTCGGCGGCAGCGAATCCTACGCCGCCGTCGCGCGCGACACGTACCTTGCGAGACAGAAACGCTAAAAGATAATCGTTTGTACTAGAATGATACAGAAAGCACGCGACGATCGTCGCCCAACACATCTGCGCTCACCATGCCAACGCGCGCCGCCTCCGGCTCGTTGATTCGAACGCGCACTCCGACGACGGAGCACGACTCCTGGTGCTCCACAAACAGAAGGTGAGGGTGCACACGATCGTCGCCGACGGAGGCGTGCAGCGAGTACGGGTACGCCGGCACCGGCACCGACCCGTCGCACCAAACCAGCAAATCCAACTTGCGACTGGACTCCACCAACTCGCGCAAATCGTGCTGCTCGTGCTGCACAGCGCGCGCGTCGGAAAGCGACGGCGGCGTCCAGGATGGCAAACGACTAACGCCCGTCATGTGCGGGCGAACGCCACGCGCCTCCACCAAATGAAAGCCGCGCTCGGACGGAGCCAAACGGTACACGCCCGGACGCACCTGCAGCTCGCACAGCGTCACGTACGTACTGCGCTGCGCTCCGGCAGACGCGCCGCCGCCAAACACGTAGTCGTCGCGCCACACCATGACCGACACCTTGCCGTCGCGCCCGACGCGCACGGCGCCGTTGTCGGCGCTTTCGAAAAAGTGCAACGCGTTCACGGGGGGGTCGTCGTACTCAAGGACCGTGAGTGGTTCCACAGTGACGGGCGCCGGCACCGACGCCTCTTGCTCCGCCCTCATGGGACGCATGACGTGCGACAACTTATTTACTAGATCTGCCGCGTTGGAGCGACGCGACCAGCGCCGCATTTCACGTGACAGTTGCGGGGATCCGAGCGCGTGCGGCAGAAGCGCCGGCAGCAGCGATGCCGGGTTGATGCTCTGAAAGTAGCTGGACAGCTCCTGCGTGCGGCGCTGGCGCCGTACGTCGGCGCGCCGGGCGTGGTACACCATGTCGCTCACGTTGGAAAAGAGCAGCAGCGCGCGAACAGCAGTGTCGTGCACGTTGTGGATGTTCAGGTTTTGTAGCAGCACGCGCACATCCTGCTCCGACCACTGCAGTCCGGGCGGGCAGTGCAACGTGCGAGAAGATGCGTGAGGGGCGCCGGACACGACGACGTCGACGCCGATGGCGGGCAGTCGAAACCCAACGTCGGTGCACACCGCTTCGAGTTGGGGGTCGTGCATTTGAAGCGCGTGCAGCAAGATGTTGCGCAGACCGATGCCGCGCGGTCCGACGACGTGCACGCGCGGCACGCGCTCCTGCACCAGCGCAAGAAGCTGCTTCGAAATGTGCGTTTGAACGCGCGCCTGCATCGGGGTCGGATGAAAGGGTGCGTCGATCTGCGCAGCGACGGGCACGACACCCAGCGCCTCCGACACGTCCAGACCGATCAGCGCGGGGGACGCCAGCAGGGGAAGCGACGCCACGTGTGCCGCCTGCGCGTCCAGCAAGGAACAGGATGGCATCACGGTGACCGACACCGCCGAGACGATGCCGTGCAAGTCCGCCAGCGGAATCGGCGACGCACCGTCCGCATCTTGCTCCGCGTTGCGCGCGCGCGAAGGCGGACGCATACACGACTCTTCGCCTGACGGTACCGAAATCGATGGCGCCGCAGAATCGTCCGAAAAAGTCGAATCACGCTCCACCAACTCCAACTCTGGCGCGGATTCGACCACCACCGACGCCTGCTCCACAGCTTCGATCGGCGCGGACTCGACCACCGCCGACGCCTGCTCCACAGCTTCAATCGGAGCGGATTCGACAACCACCGACGCATGCTCCACAGCTTCGATCGGCGCGGATTCGACAACCACCGACTCTTGCTCCACAGCTTCGATCGGCGCGAATTCGACAACCACCGACGCCTGCTCCACAGCTTCAATCTGCGCGGATTCGATGGCGGCTTCGCTCTGCTCCACAGCTTCGATCGGCGCGGATTCGATTACCACCGACGCCTGCTCCACAGCTTCGATCGGCGCGGATTCGATGGCGGCTTCGCTCTGCTCCACAGCTTCGATCGGCGCGGATTCGATGGCGGCTTCGCTCTGCTCCACAGCTTCGAT